AAAACCGGCGCCTTCTAGGCGCCGGTCTGATGATGGGGCGGTGGATCTCGGGGTTACTTGCTGGCCGGCTGGGGGGACGGCTGGCGGACCTGGCGCCATTCGTTTTCCAGGCGGGCGAGAACATCCGCCGGGATCGTCTGCGGTGCTGCGGCCTTGGGGGGCATGGAAGTGGTCGTCTGCATATCTTCCCTCCTCATGTTGGAAGTCCTGGCTCCCAAACGTGTCTGTGGGCGGAAAGTTCCACAGAGTTAAAGCTTTGTAAATGTGAACAGAACGCGCTCTAAACGATTGAATTTTCTTCAATCGGTTTAAATGAGACGATTTTTTATCCTCGATTTTGGTCAACGGCGTCGGCTGGCATCCGGTCTGGCCTGCGCGGCCTTTTAACGGGGCCGCATGCCCTGCAGGCGACGCTGCCGGCCGGCTGGTTCCTTCCTGTTCTTCTCTCCTGATTCCGAGGTTTCCCATGCGGATCGATCGCACGATCTTCTTCGCCGGGCTGCGCCATGCCGTGTTCGGCGGACGGCTCTTTGAGGCCCAGATTGCGGGCATGGAGGCGGTGCTGACCCGGTTTTGCGCCCGTGGCTGGTCCGATCCGCGCTGGCTCGCCTATATGCTGGCAACGGCCCATCACGAGACGGGTGGCACCATGCAGGCCGTGCGCGAGACCTTCGCTGGCAGCAATGACGACGCGGTGGCGCGGCTGGAGCGGGCGTTTCGCGCCGGCAAGCTGCCGACGGTCAAGACGCCCTATTGGCGGCCGGATGCCAACGGACTGAGCTATTATGGCCGGGGGCTGGTGCAGATCACCCATCGCGAGAACTATGCGAAGATGAGCCGGGTGACCGGTCACGACCTGGTGGCGGAACCGGATCTGGCGCTCAGGCTCGACGTGGCCGCGACCATTCTGGTGGTCGGCATGAGCGAGGGACTGTTTTCCGGCGCAAAGCTCACTGATTTCTTTTCCGGCATGAAGGCGGACTGGATCGGCGCACGCAGGATCGTCAACGGGCGGGACCGGGCAAAGGCGATCGCCGCCAGGGCGCAGATCTTCGATGCGGCGATCCGGCTGGCGCTGGTGGTGTGAGCGCAACAGGGGAGGCGCATGCGGCCGCAAGGCGGATTGAGCAACGATGCGCGCGATGCTATCGGCTTTCGCACTGCAACTGATTTGAGGCTGCCCCATGATCCGCCACATCGTCTTCTTCACCGTGAAGCCTGACAATGTCGAGGCTGTCCGGGCGGGGCTTTCGATCCTGACCGAAATCCCGCATGCGACGCGGCTGGAGATCGGCACCAATGTGAAGACCGACGGGTTTCACCGGGGCATCGATCTCGTCGTCTATGGCGAATTCGAGGATGAACAGGCGCTGGCCGCCTACAAGGCGCATCCGCTTTATGAGGAGAGCATCCGCCGGGTAAAGCCGCTGCGCGAGGAGCGGTTTGCGGCGGATTATGTGGTGGAGGACGCGGTGCGGGCGCGGGTGTGAGACCTCAGCGGCTCTGCCGCCGGCGCAGCAAGAGGTAAAGCCCGCCGAGGATCGAGACGCCGAGCAGGACGAGGCCTGCCTGGTCGAAGAAACCGCTGATGGCGTTGATATCCATCATGCGGGCTCTCCGTGTCGCCGCCCATTGCCGGAACTCTCGCATGATAGGCTCGTCTATGACGCTGGCAAAGCCCGCACCTGAAAACGATCACTGTATTTAGGTTCACCAAGGACACCCCCATGAAACTCCCCTTCCGTTTGCCCTGGGCGCACGCCCCGGATCGCCGCCCCATGTCCGACGCAAAGGCGCTCAATCCGCGACCCGGCACGGCGCTGGCGCTGATTGCGGGCGAGGGCGAGGCGCGGTGGACGGGGCGCAATTATGCGGCTCTTGCCCGCGAAGGCTTCATGAAGAACCCGGTGGCGCATCGCTGTGTGCGGATGGTTTCGGAAGCTGCCGCCAGCATTGGCTTTCTTGCCTATCAGCGGGAGACGGAGCGGCCGGAGCATCCGGCGCTTGCGCTGCTGTCACGGCCGAACGGGGCGATGACGGGGGCGGATTTCCTGGAAGCGCTTTATGGCCAGCTGCTGCTGTCCGGCAATGCCTATGTCGAGGCGATTGCCGTCGGGACCGGCGGGACGGCGGCGCTGCATCTGCTGCGGCCTGACCGGGTGAGCGTGGTCTCGGGCACCGATGGCTGGCCGGCGGCTTACGACTATCGCGCGGGGACCTCGGTGCGGCGGATACCGCTTGACGGGCTCTTGCATCTGAAACTCTTTCACCCGCTCGACGACCACGAGGGCTTTGCCCCGCTCGCGGCAGCGCAAGTGGCACTTGACCTGCACAATGCGGCGGGCCGCTGGAACAAGGCGCTGCTGGACAATTCGGCGAGACCTTCGGGCGCGCTGGTCTATCAGCCCAAGGAGGGCGGCAATCTGACGGCTGACCAGTATCAACGGCTGAAGGTCGAGCTCGACGAGGGCTATTCCGGCCCGATGCGCGCCGGACGGCCGCTGCTCTTGGAGGGCGGGCTCGACTGGAAATCGATGGGGCTCTCACCCAAGGACATGGATTTTGTCGAGGCGAAGAATGGTGCGGCCCGCGACATCGCGCTCGCCTTCGGCGTGCCGCCGATGCTGCTCGGCATTCCCGGCGACAACACCTATGCCAATTACCAGGAGGCCAACCGCGCCTTTTATCGGCTGACCGTTCTGCCGCTGGTGACGCGCACGGGGGCCTCGCTTTCGGTGTTTTTAGGCGAGCTGACGGGCGAGGGGGTTCGGCTGGTGCCGGATCTCGATACGGTGGCGGGACTGGCGGCGGAACGGGATGCGCTCTGGGCCCGGGTCGGGGCCGCGGCGTTTCTGACGGACGAGGAGAAGCGGGAGGCTGTGGGGTATTGAGGGTGTAGTGCCCGCTGAACTGGTTTCCTCACCAACAAATTCTGAGGTTTAGCCTTGATCGGGCTAAGCCCTTTCATCGCCTTATCGTGGCAACGCGCTCAGGCCTCCGTTGACTGAAATCGATCCACTGGATCGATTTTCGGCCTTCGGCCACCGCTCCGAACCTCTCCCGCAGGGGGGAGAGGTCGGATACGGCTGGCGGCACACTTCAACCTTGTTGCTCGGTCCCGGTGGCGGGCGCCGAGGGCGGCATCGAGCCTGGTATCGCAGGACTGCACGCCCGGGCGGCCATAGATCAGCTGGGCAAGGCCGATGGCGAGGGTGGCCATCAGGCCCGTGGCGATCAGCACGTCGGACACGAAATGCGCGCCGAAGGCGATGCGGTTGAGCGCGGTGAGAGTGGCAAAGGGAGCGGACAAGGGAGGCAACGGGGGAGATCGCGCGGCCTGGCCGTTGAATCAGAATGTGAACGCCTTCACGCAGCAGATGCGCGAGCGGAATCAGTGCGTGAGGCTGGCCGCGCAAGGGCCTGATAGGATTCAAGAAACGCGCGCGGACACTGAGAGCGCACACCGTCCGGACTGCATGTCAGAGGGGAAGGATTGCGCCGGCCGCAGCCTTTTGGGCGGGATCGTACCGGCCGGCGCAGAGATCAAAGCTATCGGCGAAAGATGAACAAATGACTGACTTCAGCCATGACGGCGGCGTTTTGTCCGCGCGTCTGATCGGCGCTGTCGCAGGCTCTGCGATTTCGCTGGTCTACCTGCTTCCGAGCCATCGCCGCGAGGCGGCGGTGCGCTTCCTGACCGGGGTCGCCTGCGGGCTGATCTTTGGCGGACCGGCGGGGCTTTGGGGTGCGACCCGGCTCGGCATCGAGGCCGAGCTCTCCTCCGCCGAAATCATGCTGGCCGGCGCCACGCTCGCCTCGTTTACCGCCTGGTGGGGTCTGGGCGTGCTGGTGCGGCTGACGGGGCGGGCGGGGGAGAAGGTTTGAGGCGCGCGCGACAGAGTTGCTCCTCATCCTCTGACTGACGGCCCCTCATCCCCGGCGCAACTTGTTGCGCCTGACCCTTCGGGCACCTTCTCCCCGCGGGCGGGGAGAAGGGCACCGGGGCCGGCGTCTTGCCTCCTTCTCCCCGTTCACGGGGAGAAGGTCCCGGCAGGGGGATGAGGGGCGGTTCTTGGCGGATACTTTCTTCCAACCACGGTCACCCCCACCCGCCGCTTTGCGGCGACCTGCCCCCTCAAGGGCGAGGTGGGTGCTCGGCACCAACAGAAGATCATCGCGAGGAGACGCACATGCAGCGCAAGGAGGGGCCGGGCGCCCCGAGCTTCAGATATGCCGGACTGACGCTGAAGGGCGTTTCCGGCGACGGGACATTTTCCGGCTATGCGAGCCTGTTTGGCGAGGTCGATCTCGGCCGTGACGCGATCGAGCGCGGAGCCTTTGCCGCCTCGATCGACAAGCGCGGGGCAGGCGGCGTGCGCATGCTCTTCCAGCACGATCCGGCCGAGGTGATCGGCCGCTGGACGGTTTTGCGCGAGGACGAGCGCGGGCTCTATGTCGAGGGCAAGCTTGCAACCGATGTGGAGCGTGCCCGCGAGGTGCTGGCGCTGATGAAGGCCGGTGCTCTCGACGGGCTGTCGATCGGCTTTCGCGCGGTGAAGACGCGGGCCGACCGCAAGGCCGGGGTGCGCCGCATCCTGGAGGCGGATCTCTGGGAGATCTCGGTGGTGACCTTCCCGATGCTGCCGACGGCGCGCGTCTCCAATGTCAAGCACAGGCGGTTTTACCGCGACAGGGAAACCGAGCTCGTGCGGCTGATGCGCCGGGCGGCGCGGAAAATGGCAAGCCATCATTTCACGAAAGGATGACCAGATGGAACAGGCGATGGGTGAGGGCAGGATGACGGACAAACGGGCGGGACATGCGGATGCGGGCCGGCAGACGGCGCGCACGGTACTTGAGGTGAAGGCGGCACCCGATACCGTGACGGCGGCCTTCGAGGAGCTGATGAGTGCCTTCGAGGCCTTCAAGGAGGGCAATGATCAGCGGCTGGCGGAAATCGAGGACAAGCTGACAAGCGACGTCGTCACCCGCGACAAGGTCGAGCGGATCAACAAGGCGGTCGACGATCAGGCGCGCCTGCTCGACGAGCTGGTGCTGAAGAAGCTGCGGCCACAGCTGTCGCGGCCGGGGCGCGATGATCAGGTTTTTGCCGAACACAAGGCGGCCTTCGAGGCTTATGTGCGGCGCGGCGACGACCAGGCCTTGCGCGATCTCGACCAGAAGGCGCTGTCGGCGGGTGTCTCCGGCGACGGCGGTTACCTGGTGCCGCCGCAGATGGATGGCGAGATTGGTCGGAGACTGACCGCGATTTCGCCGATCCGGGCGCTCTCGACCGTGCGGCAGGTCTCGGGCTCGGTGCTGAAGAAGCCGTTTGCGGCGGCGGGTTTTGCGAGCGGCTGGGTGGCCGAGACGGCGGCAAGGCCGCAGACCGGCACGCCGGAGCTCTCCGAACTCGCCTTCCCGACCATGGAGCTCTATGCCATGCCCGCGGCGACGCAAGGGCTGCTCGATGATGCGGCTGTCGATATCGAGGCCTGGATTGCCGCCGAAGTCGACATCGCCTTTGCCGAGCAGGAGGGCGAGGCCTTCGTGTCCGGCGACGGGGTCAACCGGCCGAAGGGGTTTTTGAGCTATCCGCAGGTGGCCGACAGCGCCTGGGAATGGGGCAAGATCGGCACTGTCGCGACCGGGGCCGCCGGCGCCTTTGCCGCAAGCGGGGCGTCGGACGTTCTGATGGAGGCGATCTATGCGCTGAAGGCGGGGCACCGGCAGAACGGCACCTTCGTCATGAGCCGGCGCAGCCAGGGCGAGGTGCGCAAGCTGAAAGATGCCGACGGCCACTATCTCTGGGCGCCGCCGGCCAAGGCGGGCGATCCGGCCTCGCTGATCGGCTTCCCGGTTGCAGAGGCCGAGGACATGCCGGAGATTGCAGCGAATACGACCGCGATCGCCTTCGGCGACTTCCGCGCCGGCTACCTGGTGGTCGACCGCGTCGGCGTGCGGATCTTGCGCGATCCCTATTCGGCGAAACCTTACGTGCTGTTCTACACGACGAAGCGCGTGGGCGGCGGCGTGCAGAATTTTGAGGCGATCAAGCTGGTGAAGTTCGGGGTGTGAGGGGGCTCGATGCCCCTCATCCGCCTGCCGGCACCTTCTCCCCGCCTGCGGGGAGAAGGGCGAGTTCGGCTGGCGGCGGCGCCTCCTTCTCCCCGTTTACGGGGAGAAGGTGCCCGAAGGGCGGATGAGGGGCAGTCACCCAATGCGACCTTCTGGCCGGCAGGCAATTTCCAATTTTCAAAGGACACCCCATGACCATCATCGACCTTTCTCCGCCCCTGGCGGAGCCGCTGACGCTTGCCGAGGTCAGGGCGCATCTGCGGCTTGATACCGAAGACGAGGACGCGCTTCTTGTCTCGCTGATCACGGTCGCGCGTGAGCATCTCGAACGCGAGACCGGGCTTGTGCTGGCGAGCCGCGATTTCAGGCTTTACCGCGATGCCTGGCCGGATGACGGGATCCTGACGATTGCGCGCGGGCCGGTGCGCCAGGTGACGGAAGTGACCGTCTATGACGGAGACGGCGCGCCGCAGGCCGTGGATCTTGACGGGCATCTGCTCGATGGCGAGGCGCGGCCGGCGCGGCTCTGGCTGCGCCAGACGCCGGAACCGGGGCGGATCTTGAACGGGATCGAGGTGGAGTTTGTGGCGGGTTTTGGCGAGAGCGGCGCGGAGGTGCCGGAGACGCTGAAGCGGGCGATGCTGTTGCATATCGGGGCGATGTTTGCCTGCCGTGGCGTGGTGGCACCCGATGCCCAGCCGGCGGTGGTGCCGCCGGGTTATGATCGGCTGATCGGCCCCTTCTGCCGGCGGGGGCTTTGACCATGGCGCTTATCGATATCGATGCCGGGCGGCTGACGGCGCGGCTGGTGCTGGAAGAGCCTCAGGCCACAGACGACGGGCAGGGCGGGGCGGATGTCACCTTTTCCGAGATCGCACGGGTCTGGGCGCTGGTCGAGCCGAAGACATTTGGCGAAGAGATGAAGGGGCCGGGGCTCGTGTCGGAGGTGACGCATCAGGTGACGCTGCGGGCGCGGGGAGATCTGCGCCCGGGGCAGAGATTGCGCAAGGGGGCGCGGATCTTCGTGATTTTGGCGGTCCGCGACCTGGACGAGACCGGGCGGTTTGCGCTGGCGCTTTGCCGCGAGGTGACGGGGTGAAGCGGGGCCGTGCACGAGGCTCGGTGGAGCGCGGAGCGCTGGAGGAGACCGGCACGATGCTGGGCGATCTCTTGCGGCGGGCGCTGGCCGAGCGGCTGGCGGTGCTGGGCATGCACCGGGTCGAGGCGCGGGGGCTGGATGGACGGGGAACCGGCGGTGAGGGCGATGCATTCGGTCATGTCGACGGGATCGACCGGGGCCGGGTCGGGCCAGAAGCGGTCCGACGGGAAGGAGATCCACAATGACAAATGCAGTCAATGCCTTGGCCACGGCGCTTCAACAGGCGGTAAAGGCGGATGCGGCGCTGGTAGCCCAGCTCGGGCCAGACGGGATGACCGACCGGACGGTGCGGCCACAGCGTTTTCCGGCCCTTGTGCTCGGCACGGTCGAGGCCCGCGATTTTTCGACCGGCGAGGCGGAAGGTTCTGAAATCCTGCTGGTGCTGGAGGCCTGGAGTGCCAGATCACGGCGCGAGGCGGAGGAGCTGGTGGCGGAACTGCGCCGGGTGGTCGGTGAGATAGGGCAGGCGCTGGGCGGGTATCGGCTGGTCAACTGGGCGCATCGGCGAACGGTGAGCCGGCGCGAGGTCAAGGCCGGGCTGTTCGTGGCGGAGGCGAGTTTTCGGGCAGTGGTGGAGTGAGGTGGCGGCCCATTCATGCTGTGGGGCACTGCGCGCACATTGAAGACTGCGCGCCATTCACTTCATATGCCGAAGGTCGATGACAGTCCGTTCCTCCTTGTCTAGGTTGCAAGTGTGTCAATATGGCCAAACAGGGAAATCTTGATGAAGCGCATACTTCTGTCCTTTGCTCTGCTGTGCACCTTGCCTTCGGCAGGCTTTGCTTCCTCCTGCCCCATGCCGGCAGTCATCGATTTTTGCGTTGCGGGCGGTGCCGACGTTGAGCGCCTGAGGATGCTGGCGCAACGGCCCGGTTGGGCAATGGACGGACAGGCAGATCATGTCGAGCTGCCTCTGCCCCGGTCGGGGTCGTTCACCGCGACATCGCCGGAAAAGTTCGTCTTTGCAGTTCTTTACCAGGACTACGGAACCTTCGCGTCAGTCACCTGCAGCTTCGATCCCATGATGTCCACTGGCGCGCTGGGTGGCATGCCTTCCTGCAACGAGGACGAGGAGGCGGAGTTTGAGGCTGCGTTGCGCGGCGCGGGGTTGGGCGAGGTGTCGAGACAGACGGGAGCAAGCGGCTACTCGATCATGGTGCGCGGGCAATCCTCATGGATGCGGGCCGTGGTAAGCCCGGCGCGCCCCATGGCCAGCATCTGGACGGACAGTCATGCTGTGAAGCCCTAAACCTTGCGAACACTCCGCCGCGCAATCACCGCCAGTGCCAGGATCGCCGCGAAACCGGTGGCGGCGAAGGCGGTGGCGAGGAGGAGGCCGGCGTCGATGCCGGCGCGGTCGATGACGGCTGTCATCAGGACCGGGGCGGTGGCATTGGCGAGGTTTTGCGGCAAAGCGAGGCGGGCTGACTGGCGGGCGAAGCGGCTGGCGGAGAAGAAGGAGAGCGGCAGGGTGGCGCGGGCGAGCGTCGCGACACCGGAGCCGAAGCCGTAGAGGGCGGTGAAGACTAGCAGGCTCGACGGTGTGCCGGAGGAAAAGATCAGGAGCAGGGTGGAGCCGGTCAGCATGGCCGTGCCGGCAAGGCCTGTCGTGATCGGCGAAGAGTGTTTTCCGAGCACGAGGTCGAAGGCGCGCGCGGCGATGCCGAAGACGGCGCGCAGTGAGCCGAGCTGCAGTGCCAGCGCCGGCGTGGCACCGGAGAGTTCGAGGATATGGAGGAGCTGCGGCGACAGCCCGAAGGTCATCAGGCTGGCAAGCGATGTCGAGAGCGCGATCAGCAGGAAGGCGAGCATTGCCATGCGAGGATTCAGGTCCAGCGGCTCGATCGCGTCGGCGGCGCGGTCTTCGTCAGAGCGGGTAATCGCAATCCGGCCGAGCGCGAGATGCAGGGGCAGGGCGATGAGGAGCTGGACTGCGGCTGCACCCAGCAGCGCGCCGCGCCAGCCGAAGGCCTCGCCGGCGAGCGTCAGAAGCGGCCAGCAGACCGCCGAGGAGAGCCCGGTGAAGATCATCAGGATGCCGATGGCGCGACGGGCTTCGCGCCCCTCGCGCTCGACGACGGCGGCGAAGGCCGGGACCGTCAGCGCAAAGGAGCCGCCGACGCCGAGGATCAGCCAGCCGAGGGCATAAGGGACGAGGCCGGTGGACAGGGCGAGGACGGCGAGGCCCGATGCCATCAGCACGGAGCCCATGGCGAGGATATTCGCGGCGCCGTGGCGGGCGATCATTCGGCCGGTCCAGGGGCCGAGAAAGGCCATGGTCAGCATCATCACGGTGAGGCCGGCAAAGGCCATCTCGTTGGAGAGCCCGAGATCGGCGGCCATGGCGCGGCCGAACACCGCCGGCATCTCATAGGTCGTGCCCCAGCCGAGGATCTGCGAAACCGCAAGGGCGGCGACGAGGGTGATGCGCGGCATGTTCATGAGAGGGACTCGAGGGGGGAAATGGGTGGCGGCGGGGCTTCGTTCTAGGCCGGTTGTGACCCGGGCGATAGGGCAAAATCTTGTGTTGG